GGGAGGGGGGTGGGGGGTGTCTGACCGCCGCTATCGTGATCTATCCTCCACAACACTGCCTTTTCAACGGCGCTTGTGTGCGTCGTATTGAACCGATTGACGCCGACGTGCGCATAATATGGCGTCCTGCGTTCAAGGTCAGCGAGTTCACGCAAGCGTTGGTCACGGGCCAGCACTTTACGCGCTCGTTTCCATAGCGCACTAACCATCTGCGCCGATACTCCCAGCGTAGCAGCAACGTCGGCTTGCGTCTCTTCGCCCAGCTGCCAGCGCTCCACAACGGCGCGTTGCCGATCATCCTCCAGGGCTGCCACGCAATCCCGAACGACCTGTCGATCACCTTCAAGCAGCACACCGGCGTCAATGGGTGGGCCATCGTCTGGCAACAGGTCCAGGCGGGTATCACAGCTTTCATCGTCAATGGGGGCATCAAGGGCCACCGCGCCGCTATGGGCCTTAGTCCATTTGCCATCACGCCATCCAATGGCCTGTTGTAGCTCTCGGTTGATGTATTGCAGGGCCCAGTGTGACCACGAATCGCCCTTGCTTGCGTCATACGTCCGTGAAGCCTCTACAAGCCCGATAAAGGCGATTTGCAGTAGGTCTGCATAATCTATAGCGGCATCCCGTTGGACGGCTCTAAGGTACTTCCCAGCGGCCCAGGCGATAAGCCCCCGGTTATCCTTCAATAACTGCTCATACATTATCCAAATACCAACGTATCGGCTCAAAGCCCAGGGCCTTACAAGTTTTAAGCATATCCGGCACGCTCTTGTCATTCTGTACCATTACACGAATTGTTTTACAATCCGTTTCGATTACGCAAATCATCATAGCAACCTCCGTATGGCGAAGCCTCGCCCGGTCTTTCCGTAAACTCTGTCACAATAGTCAATGCGTATACCGTCGTATCGCTGTAACTGCTCTGCATAGGCTTCAACGTTGCGGCGCACTTCCTGGGGGCGTGTACCGATAAATAGATTGTGGTCTTGTGCAAAGCCGCCCAGGTCTTGGAATGTTGTTCGTCTAATATCCTCGGTGCTTTCCTGCGCCATGAAGAGTTTGACAGCTTTGACGGCATCGGCCTTTTCGTAACGCTCCCGCGCAAGCATAGCAGGGTCACACACTCGCCACCGGCAGTTTTCAAAGGCCATTTCAAAGCTATCACCCCAAACGTCGCGCCCCTGATAGTTGACTTTGGCTGTATCTTCGCCCCGGTTGCGCTCAATAAGAATCGCTGTATCAGCCGCACCCATAAGGCCAGTTGACCCGCTGATTCTGTCAAATGGGTCGTTTACGTCGCGCAACTTATTGAGGTGGTGGACAAGCACAAGCGCAATATGATACTTATCGGCCAGCGCTTTCAACGGGGTAATAAAGGCATAATCCAAGCCGTAAGCGTTTGCCCTGGCGGGAACCGCGCCCCGTATCATCTGCAACGTATCTATGATGATCAACTTAGCGTCGGGGTGGGTGGTAATCCACGCCTCCAGGGCAGGAACCAAACCGGCATCAACGGAAATCGCCTTTGTATGGAAGAATAGGGAATCATTAGGTAGAATCCCCATCTGCTCCAAACGCTTCTTTAACCGGCGTGGTGAATCCTCTAAAGCCAAATACAAAACCGCGCCTTGCGTCGTATTCCTGCCCCATACCGGCTCCCCAGCGGCCACCGCTGCGGCCAGTTGCAACATGGCCCAGCTTTTGCCGACCTTAGACGAACCGCAAAACAGTGTCAATCCTTCCACTATCAGCCCGGAAACGACCTCCACCAACGGCGTAAACTCGGTATCAGTGAGGTCGGCGGCGTTGATCGCTTCAATCGTCGGTGGCCCTGCCGGGGGCGTTGGTATTGCTTCATGGATTGTAAACTCATTGGAGATATATTCATCTAACTCTTTCATTTTGCAGTGTCTCCCACATTACATTTAACTGCTCATCCGCGCGGGCACGCGCTTTCAGTACGGCCACGAATCGCGGATTATCCCATGCAGTTTCCATATTGAACCGGCGTAATTCTGCGTCGGCCTGGTGTACCACATCGCAAAGATACCCCCAGCGTCTACGCTCTTTGTCGCGTTCGTCCCTTCGCTGTTGTACCTTTGCCGAGGCTGTCGGGTCAGGTCGGTTAGTGGTGGGTGCATCGAGGTGGAAGTCATGCCGTATACGCTCGGCGGCCTCTTTGGGTGTAACCCCCAGCATCTGCGCCGTGAGTGCTACGGCGTCGCCGCTTTTATGGCAAGCGTGGCAGTAGCACAGCCCAGACGAAAGAAATTTCAGGTCGGGGTGATGATCGTTATGCCAGGGGCAACGCGCCCGGCCATTGCGGCCAAACTCCAGACCGTATATCTTCGCGGCGTCCTCGGCGGTGACTTCCTGCCGAATTAATTCGAAGATCGTCATAATTCGGCCCGCTCCGCTGCGCGTTCATTCAGCCAACGAATAAGCGCATCACGGGGAATAATCCAGCGGCTACCCGACTTAAAGGCCGGAAAATCGCTTCGATTAATCCATTCTGCCATTGTCGGCCTTGAAACGCCTGCATATTCTGCGGCAGTTTTAACATTGAAAGCGCCGCAATCAGTTTTAATACCTTCCATCGTCGCACCTCCATCCTATTGACTTTTATGTGATAATAGTATATAATAGATAGAAATAAAAGTCAAGCGCAAATTTACCTTTATTAGATTCAATTCAATAGTGAATACTATAGCAATGAGGTGAAAAAATGGGACGCAAAGCAATAACGATTAACCCTAAAAGCGGTGAAAGAGTCAAACTTTTGTGCGAAAGACAGGGCATCACACAAAAGGAACTTGCCGAAAAAATCAATTATTCAGAACGAAGCATATCCAACATTGTTACCGGGACTAAGGGATTGAGCCCTCTACTTGCGCAAGCCATCATTACCGAATATCCCGAATACCGTTTGCAATGGCTTCTCGGTGAAGATGACATTATGACGCATGACGAATGGTTTAGCAGTACGAAAAACAGCCTTGCAAAAGAAAAACAAATGATGGCCGATATGCTATCTGCAATTATACTACTTGCCACCCCATTAGGCCCAACAATTCATCGTCGCCCAGATGGTGGAATAATGATTAAGGTTGGCCGGAATGAATTGATTCTTACGGAGAGCCAAACAAACGAATTGGTAAGTCAAATTCGAGAATTAATCAACGTTCGTATAAGATGGTTGTTTCATTCGCCGTTTCCAGCATCTAAGTTGGTATTAAAGGAAGCAGCACAAAACAATACTCATGACGGAGGTGAAAACGATGACACGCAAAGCACCTAACGGCCTCGGCTCCATCCGTAAAAAGATCGTCAAGGGCAAGGTCTATTTCGAGGGGCGATATACCGACCCTGTTACCCACATTCAAAAGAGCATTAGCGCCACCTCGGAGGCAGAATGTTCCCGCAAACTGCGTGAAGTGCTGGCGAAGATCACCACCGGCGTCTATGTCGCCCCTCAAAAGACAACTTTGGAGCAATGGATTGATGAATGGTTAGATCGCAAGCAGAACCTTGAACCCGGAACCCGCGCCAAATACGAATCAGCTATTCGATTATATATCAAGCCCAGGTTAGGCAAGGCCAGGTTACAAGACATTCGCCGCCTCCACTGCCAGGAATTTGTCAATGGTCTAACGGACATCGCCCCTAAGACCGTCCACAACGTTGTGGGGGTGTTGTCCGCTGCGCTGGCAGACGCCGTTAAGATGGAAGTCATAGCAAGGAACCCCGCCGCCGACCTTGATTTACCCCGCATAGTCAAAAAAGAACCGCTTGCCATGTCAAAAGAGGTGCAAGCCGAATTTGAAAACGCTATCAGTCAATCGCCATATCGCAACGTTTATTTGATCGCATTGCATACCGGGGCACGAATATCTGAGGTGTTGGGCCTCCAATGGCGCAATATCGACATGAAAACCGGCGACGTAAACATAGCAGGGCAGTTAGAACGCAAGCAAGGCGACATCGAACGCACCTTTAAGGCCACCACAAAGAGCCACAAAGACCGATCTATAGTTATTCCCCCATACGTGATTGAGTATCTAAAGGATGAACGCCGCCGCCAGAATGAAAAGCGGTTACACGCCGGGGAGGCATGGCAGAATGACGCCGATTTAGTGTTCACCCGTGAGGACGGTTCCCCGTTGCCGCATCGGACGGTGGAACACGCCTTCGACCGCATCAAAAAGCGCCTCGGCCATCCTGAATTGACGCTTCACGTTCTCCGAAAGACGTACATAACGAACCAGGTCCACGCCGGGGAGGATATCAAGACCGTGGCCGCCTCGGTGGGGCACAGCACAACCGGCATCACCTTGGAGACGTACACGGCAGAGCGCCGGGAGGATATGCGCCAGGCGGCAGACCGTAGGCAACAACGACACGAAAAAACATGATTCTTATGCACTACGTGAATTCCGTGAATTACGTGAATTCCGTGAAGTGTGTGAATTTGACAATCGCATAAGCAGATGGTATAATATAGATGTCTCCCATGAAGCCGTTGCGCTCGTCCCTGGCGTGGCGGTTTCTGTTTTTTTTGATCGTTTTCTATGGCGTATGTGAATTACGTGAATTCCGTGAAGTGTGTGAAGTCTGTGAATTTAGAGGCTGGTTAGGGAAATTTTAGGGAAATTCTGCTATTCACCGCATAGCAAAAGCCCCGAAAACGCTGTGTTTTCAGGGCTTTTCGATTGGTCTGGGTGAGAGGATTCGAACTTATCACCATATAAAAATAGAGGTAAATAGGCGCTTGAAAAGCCCCGTAAAATTGGCCTTTTTGCAGGGCATATAGCAATTATCGTCAATAGAAATCAATTCGCATTAGGGAAACTTTTAGGGAAATTTCCCTAATTTCCCTAATTCACATACTTCACGATTTTGGACAATATAATAGCAATCTCTATATTAGGCATATTGTTAAGAAATAATGTTGATATGATTATATACAGTTTATGGCTGTGGCAGTTATGACGGTTGTGACGGTTATGAGGGGTGATAGCTGCATAGCAACATTCACACCCTGCCATGCTTCACGCAATTCACAGACTTCACGCAATTCACGCAATTCACACACCCCATAAAAAAGCATCGAAAAAGAAAAACCGTCGCGCTACGCTGCGCAACGGTATCATGGGCGATGCTTTGCCCTCGGCAATGTCCTTTATGCCGTGGTTAGTATAGCATAATACGGCGCAGTTAGTCAACACTAATTAATCCAACCCATATTTGCGGCCCATTAATTGTTTTGCCGAGTATGCGCCTCTCTTGTTTCCTTTGCGGAGATCGTCACCGGCGCGGGGGGTGGGGCAACGCCTGGTTGCGGGTAATATTGCCAATATGTTAAAAGTTGGCTCGTGTTAGTCTCTTTTAATTCCTCCCTCCCCACAAAAAAGGTGGCGGCAACGCTTAACACGCTGCCGCCGATGAGGCATTTTTTATGCGAGTTTCAGGAACTTAAAATCATCTGTCCTACCATATCCGAATACAGTACCGAGTTCATAACCATGTTTAATATCCAAGTCAAAGCTTTTCAGTAAAAACAAAACGTCATGAACTCCGCCGTATCGCGCAATAGACCAACCGACTAATAAGTGAGAATGTTCCATTATGGCTTCATCCAAGCCCATGATCTTATCACGTAAACGCATGTACAGCGACATCACTAACATGTCATGGAAATACATTGGCAATTCATTGATAACATGTTCATAGAGATGAATCATCTCATGTAGTAGGTGGCTGTCATCATTGACGTAATTAGGCGCAATGCTTATCGTCTGCGTTTCATAGTTGTATTGGCCGACTGCATCATCTTCCAAATCTTTGATTTCAGTATGAAACCAGGTAGGGCTAAAGTATTCCAACTCATCCGGCAAAGAAATATAATCGTCTTGCCATTCGTCAGAATCATTGCTCTTGCTTTGGCATTTAATGAGAGAACGAGTTTCAGAATCCTCACCAAATACCATGTCGTTAAAGTCATTATCGCAGAAATCACAAAAGCGATCATATAACTTTTTTTCTTCTTCTGTTGCCTGATGCCAATACCAGTCAATAAACCAGTTGCTATCCTTGTTCATTCATTATCGCCTCGCTTCCATTCATCCTCAGATAGCCCCATATCGTCCCGTATAAGGCCGTTTACATAGCCGTTGACAGATTCCCCTTGCTTCTTTGCATGGGCTTCTACGGCCTGTTTACGGCCTTTGGGAATGGTTACGTTTAGTCTGTCGTAATTGCCCTTGATGTACTTGTTTACCGCTTTCTGTTGTGCCTTGCTTATAGGCATGATATATCACCTCCACCCATATTATACACTAAAGGGCATATTTGCGTAAATATACATTATGCCTATATTTACGCAAATATATTTGGTGATTCTGTCTATTGATATATTTGCGCAAATAGATTATAATATGGTCACAGGTTGAGGGAAGGCCACAACAGAGCGAATATATAGAGTGTTCAAGGTAAGAGCGCTTGAAAAGGCCACGATCACCAGGAGATGTGCTGACGACCTCGCGGCGACACCTTCCCCCATCTGAATACATTATAGGAGGTAGACCCCATGAAGTACGATCTTCGCAAGCTGATGAAAAAGGCGTGGAGCCTTTACCGGCAGGCCATGAAAAAGGCCGCTATCACCTTCTCCGAGGCGCTGAAAAGGGCGTGGGCATGGATAAGGGTACAGGCCGCCAACGCCGAGGCCGTGACCGCCGCAATGGAGGCCGCCGGTATCGAGGAGGAGGCGCATACCTGGGCAGGATGGCAAGCCCTGGGGCGCATGGTGATTCACACCGAAGAGGCCGTGTTGAAGGTGGCAGTAGCCGACCCCCTCACGAAGAAGGGCACCCGCATCAAGAGCTATTTCACCTACACGCAGACGCAACCCGCGCCGATGGCGTAGCAAAGGAGGTGAGAACGTGCTACAAAGCGAGTTGGAGGCGCTAATAGGCTTCCTGCGACGCCTACAAGCCCTCTGGGACGCCCACAGATGGGAGAGAGCGGCATGTAAGGCACTTAGGGCTATGAACTATAACGCCGCTGATATGGCCCTCCAAAGGGCTGTAGAACTAAGGGAAAAGGCCCGGTAGACCTTCCACAGCACACCGGGCCAGCACCACGAACCAGCCGAGGGGCCAGCTACAGTATAGCCCAGGCCCCCGGCCATGTCAAGAGAGAAAGGATGGTATCAACATGAACGAAGCAACGATTATCTCCAACGACATCATGATCACCGCCAAATTCGCGTCCGAAGCCGAGAAGACAGGCTATTTCCACGGATGGAGCGCCGCATTTGTCACGCTGGATGAAGTGATCACCAACATCACAGAGGCCAACCCCTATGTTGATGGCAAAATCAACATTGACGTCCTGAAGTTGACTTTTGCGGAAGTGTACAAGAGCGTCATGGACGCACTCGACGTAAAGGACTAACCGACAAGGCCAGCCGGGGGCCTCTAACCCCGGCCATGTCAAGGAGGAATTGACACATGAAGATTGTGAACCCCGTCAATGCCTTATATGAGGCTTATTCACTGGCGAAGGACGATGACGCCGAATATATCAAGGCAGATCAAGAACTCGGAGAGGCGTTAGCTGCCCTGAAGATAGACGCCGCCGACAAAGGCCCCAAATGTGAAGAGGTTGACGAAGATACCGGCCATGTAATAGACGCCCTGATAAAGCTTGAAAAATTCTCTTTCACGCAGGGGGTGTTAATGGGGCTTAGATTGATGGCGTACAGTGCCAAAGCAGAACAGGCCGAGGGATAATCCCCCGGCCCTTTGTTATGTCGTTATCGTTATTCCGAACCGATCAAGGCGCTCTTTGGCAATTTCCTTGCCGTCGCGTTGGTCGGCCTTTTCAATGTTGGCAAGGTCGATCAAATCCACCCAACGCTTATCAAGGTAATGGCCGCCACCGAAATTAGCGGTATTCTCTGTCACCATTCGGACGCCCTCGGCAATATAGGCGCGATACTGCGTTTCACGCTGTTCCTGTCTGTATGCCTCATAGCAATGGTCAAGGATGTACCCCGGCCCCATGAGGTCAAGCAGATCAAGCCTTATTGATTCGCAATATTGGAAGTATCGAGATTCCCCAATCGCGCCAACGAAGTAAAAAAACCGACGATCTCCGGATTCCCCAGCATTTCACCCACAGCGCCGATTATTTCACTCATGGGGTGATTGTCCAAATCCTCCGGCTCAATGAAGCAGCACAGACCCAGCAATTCGGCGGTTTCGTCGGGGTGGGCCTCCAACACGGCGTCAAGGATGGCGCTTGCGTTGCGCTTAATCTGCTGTGCTACCGCTGTCCGCTGTTCATCCTGGGGCGCGTTCCTGTCGATGGTCGGGAGATTCTTGCGGATGTCCAGTATCTTAGTAGCGTCTAACCACTCCGCTGCCGCCTTGCGGATTCTGTTTGTTTGCTTCAAAAACTCCCTGGGACTGCAATTCGCTAAATTTTTCATAGCACTTTTCCTTTCTTATGCCATTGCAATGCGTACACCCACGCGCCTCTGTTCTGCCTCTACAAGCGGGGTAACGGCGCGGCCCAACTCCCTACCGTCCAGCGCAAGAATGACCGTCATATTGCCGTTTCCGGCGCTTGAAGGGCTATACCTGGGCACTGTGAACACTTCTTCTTTGCCGTTGGTCCCGGCAGTGATGGCCGGTTTCAGATTGAACGCACTACTAATGGCGTTGGTAATCATACCGGCGTTGCGTTCAATGCCCTCGGCAAACAGGCGCATCATATCCGGCGCGTATGTATGGAAGTTGGATAAAGGCCCCTCTTCCGGCTCCGAGAAGCCCAAAAGAGCCTTGATTTTACCGGCAAGGCCCTTAATAGCGTCTATGGGCCTACTGATAAACGCTTTGATACCGTCAACAAAGTTGTTTATCAGGTCTGCGCCCCATTGCCACGCCCCGGAAATAAGGCTTGTAATGGTCTGGGCGATACTGTCGAATATCTGCCGTGTCGCCTGTATGCCCGCGCTGATATTCTGTATCATGCCACTGGCAAGCGCCGCAATAAGCGCAATACCGGCTTGTAGGATTTTAGGAGCGTTCTGTATCAGCGTTGTGGCAATCTTCGCCACGATCTCGGGAAGTTTTGCTAATAGTTGAGGAATTGCCGCCGCGATTCCATCAATCAGGGCAACGACTAAATCAACGCCTAATTCCACGATCTCCGGGGCCATATCAACGATAGCGTTTATCACCATCTCCATAACGCCCGGAAGGGCCTCTATAAGCGCTTTTATGATGGTGGGTAGGGATTGCACAACGGCATCAAGGAGCGTGCTTGCAGCGGCCAGAATGGGCGGTAAAACAGATTCCACGAAAGCGGGTAGCCGCTCCGCTATGACAGGCGCAAGTCCCTCCACAAGCCGCCCAACGCCCATTAGGGCCTGTTCAATGCGGGGAATAAGGTTGTCCCCGGCGGTGACGGCGCTATCAACGAAATTGGCAATCAGTTGATCGAAATTCGCGTTTTCGTCGGCAATGCCGGTTACAAGATTCTGCCATGCGCTTTTCATTGCGGCTACGCTGCCGCTAATGGTTTCGCTTGCCTCTTTTGCCGTCGTGCCGGTTATGCCCATGTTCTCCTGTATGACATGGATAGCATCAATGATGTCCGCATAGCTGCTCATGTCATACTTGACGCCGGATAGTTTTGTGGCATCCTCCAAAAGGCGTTCCATTTCCTTTTTCGTGCCGCCATAACCGAGTTTCAGATTGTCAAGCATTGTGTAATTCTGCTTGGCAAAGCCCTGGTAAGCCCGTTGGATGCTCCCCATGTCCGACCCCATCTTGTTTGCGTTGTCGGCCATGTCAATGATAGCTTGGTCAGCAAGGGCCGCCGCCGCTGCCGTGTCGCCACCCAAAGATTGCAGCAACGAAGCGGAGAAGCCCGTCACCGTTTCCATGTACTCATTCGCGGACAGGCCCGCCGTTTTATAGGCGTTGTTAGCGTACTCTAATACGGTGTTTGCGCTGCCTTTGAAAAGCGTTTCAATGCCGCCGACAAGCTGTTCATAATCGGCGTAGGCTTCGACGCTGTTCTTTACCAGTACGCCTATACCTGTTGCCGCTGCGCCGAGTGCAGCCGCGCCGACCTTCGCCGCCGTTCCGAGGCCCTTTTTCAGGGCCTCGCCGAACTTCGATGCTTTACCCTCTGCACCCTTCAAGCCGCTGTCATACTGCGACGAATCAAGGGCAAGGGTAGCCACCAACTCAAACAGATCCACGCTTTTTCACCTCCAACGCCTGTTTTGCTTCACGGGCCAGGGGTTGAAGTGCCCGCGCCGTTTCAACCAAGTGCCGGCGGCGCTCAATCCAGTAAACCCGGAATATCAGCGCCGATGCAAAGCATATCAGCATAATCAAGGCAATCCCGGCCAGTATCCCCCAAAATAGCCACGCCCAAACGCTCATATTCACGTCTCCCTTCATTTGTTCCTATGGTCACAACATCAAAGCAATCCATGATTCTACCCTCCTAAAAACACAGCTTTCTATAAGGCTTCAAGCGCTCTTTGAACACCTGGGGCCAGCTGCCGCCGCCCTCGCCTTTGGTGTAGTTGTATACGCCTATGACGTTCTCGGATTGAAAAGGGCTGTTTGCCGTCTCGCCGTATTTCTCCACCCATGCGGTGATTTCATCCACCAGGGCAAGAAATTCCTGCGGAGGCCGCATCTCCCAAATAACGCCGTCAAAGGTTTCATCCTTCAATTCATCGACGCCATAAACATGAACGCCGTTATTGAACCGGGAATGAATCACCCGGAAATATTGACCGGCTTCGAGGAACGGCAAATCAATATTGCCGTCCTCGATGGTGTAAATCCCCGGATAAATCAGGCGCTGGCCCGTCATTTCGTCAGTCTCGAAAAAATTGTGGATGTATCCGCAAACCTTGCCTATCATGCTCCCACCCCCGGAAAGAATTTGTTGAGCATCTCAACGGCCTTGTCGGTGTCAATCCAATGATCGATGTACATTCGCACTGTACCGCGCAGGCCCTCGGCGGCCGGAATACTCGAAAGACCGTTGTCATAGACAAAACCGCCGGTTCCAATGCCGTGTTCATCGGCATAATTGAAAATAATCTGTTGCATGGTTCGATTGGTTTTATTGCGCTTCAGCATGGCCACTATGTCGCGCTCGGCCAGCTTCACCCCGGCGCTAAGCAATTTCAGATCGTCGGTCAATTCCTCGGGGCGCAGTTCGTTGGCCTGCTGTACCTGTTCGATGTAGGCGGTGATATGCCTGTTGGCTTCATCTTCAATGCGTTCAGCATCGCGCCGAATCTCGCCCCGAATCCCCTGCATTTCGAGAAGCTTTTCCTTGTTTACATCGTTGGAAAAGCGCCCCGACTTGATCTCATCGTCCAGCTTGTTAGCCTGTTCCAGCTTAGGCGCAATCTCTGCCGCGCCACGCTTCAAAGTCTCGTAAACGTCCCTCATAACTGCCATGTTTCCTTATCCTTTCTCGCCTTCAGGCGCATTAATCGCAGTAGTGAACTCAAGCAAAATCGCGTCGAGTTTCGCCATGGTGCTGCTTGTCCGTGAATCAGCCACGTTAAACCGCTTTAGCAGTTCCTTGGCTGCGTTCGTTCGATCTTGAATAGAGGCTTCAAGCCCGAATTGGTCTTTAACCTCGCCGCGCATCACAGCGGTCAAAAACTCAACCACCTCTTGCAACGTCGCTGTTCGCTCTGATTCAAGCTGTTCCATGCGGCCAGCAATGTACGTTTGGACATCCGGCCTCTGTAGAATCCTGCACGCCGTGACTTTTGCGGTATTCGTCCGCATACTGTAACCGGCGCGCCGCGCTGCCTCTGTTGCGTTGGACGTTTCGATGTACGCATCCGCAAACAGGCGCTCTTTCGCCGTCAAACTCATGGCGCAATCCCTTCTTTCTCGAAAAATTCGCCTCTCTTTTCCCCCTCCGGCGAGGCTTCAAAAGGGAGGGGGGTGGGGGGTGTCTGACCGCCGCTATCGTGATCTATCCTCCACAACACTGCCTTTTCAACGGCGCTTGTGTGCGTCGTATTGAACCGATTGACGCCGACGTGCGCATAATATGGCGTCC